GCTCGATCGGCATGAACCTCGACGACTGGCAGGCCGATGTCGTCGCCGACTCACTCGGCGAGCGCGCAGACGGCACCTGGGCGGCCCGCGAGGTCGGCTTAGTGGTCAGCCGCCAGAACGGAAAGGGCCTGTGCATCGAGGCCCGCGAGATCGGCGGGCTGTTCCTGCTCGGCGAGCGATTGCAATTGCACTCGGCGCATGAGTTCAAGACCGCCGTCGAGGCGTTCCGGCGTATCCAGCATTGGATCGACAACTGCGACGCGCTACGCAAGCGCGTCAAGAGGATCGCTAACGCCAACGGCGACGAGGGCATCGAGCTGGTCGGCGGCGCCCGGCTGCGATTCGTGGCCCGCTCGAAAGGTTCAGGGCGTGGCTTCTCGGGCGACTTGATCGTCCTGGACGAGGCGTACGCGCTCACTGACGAGCAGATGGCGGCCCTGATGCCGACCATCTCGGCTCGGCCGAACCCACAGATCTGGTACACGTCCACGCCGCCGCTCGAGCCGGCCGCGATGCTGGTCAAGTTGCGCGAGCGCGGACACGAGGGCGCTAAGCGCCTCGCATACTTCGAGTGGTCACCCGAGCCGGGATACAAGCCGGACGACCGCGCGGTGTGGCAGGCGACGAACCCGGCTATGGGCATTCGCATACCGGAGGAGTCGATCGAGGCTGAACGGGACGCACTCAGTGCTGAAGCGTTCTGTCGTGAGCGTCTCGGCGACTGGCCGCAAGAGGCCAGCGGGCAGTGGCAGGTCATAGCCGAACAGCTCTGGACTGACGCACTCGACCCCGCGTCCGAGATCGCCGGCAGCGTCGCACTGGCGGTGGACGTCAGCCCTGCTCGGACTGATTCGGCGATTGCCGTCGCCGGCCGGCGGCCCGATGGGGATCGTCACGTCGAGCTGGTCGAGCATCGCGAAGGCGTTGGGTGGGTGATCCGCCGCGTCAAGGCGATTTGTTCTCGCCAGCCCGTGTGTGTGGTGGTGGTCGATGGCGCCGGCCCGGCTGCATCGCTGATTCCAGACCTGGAGCGTGAGCTAGAGCCGCTCGAGATACCGATCCACAAGCTCGGCGCCCGTGAGTGCGCCGCCGCATTCGGCGCTTTCCTGGACGGCCTCGTACCGCCGTCGGATGACCCTGACGACGAGATCGACGTCGACTCGTCGTCGATCTGGCACCTAGATCAAGCTCCGCTGTCGGTCGCCCTGGCTGGTGCGATCAAGCGCCCGCTGTCTGGCGGGCACGCGTGGGACCGGTCGGCGCCGGATGTGGACATCACGCCGATTGTGGCCGCGACCAGTGCCCTGTACGGGCACAGTCGCTACGGGCATTTGACCGGCTCCGTCGAGCTCGAGGGCTCTCTCATGGCCTAGGGGGTCGACATGGTGAGCATGCACGCGACTGTCGAAATGATCCGCGCACAGCGCGCCTCGATCGACCCGGCGAAGGTGTTCCTGACCATCCTGGCGGCGTTGTTCTTCGCGCCCGGCTGGGCCGCCCGCAAGGTCGTCATCGCGATCTGGTGGGTGGTTTCCTACGCCGCCGCTGGCGTCATGGTCGGCTGGCGTGCCGCCGCGCCTGATCGGAGCCCGTGATGGGGATGCTCGACGAGGTGCGCCTGACTCGGCGTCGGATGCTGCGACATGAGCGGTCCTGGCCGGTCGGCTCCGGCGCGTTGCTGGGGCCCGAGACGGTCATGGGGCACGACCAGTCGGAGTTCGCGCCGGAGTCCTACGGCGAGTACGCGGCGACGAGCAACGAGGTCTTCTCGGTTATTCAGCTCCGGGCGCGACTGATGTCGACGCTTGACCTGCGGGTTTACCGCGGCTCTGGCTCCGACAAACTCGAAGAGCCCGACTCTCCGGCCGCGAAACTGCTGCGTTACGTCAATCCCTACTGGACGTCACGCCGCCTGGCGCGCATGGACGAACTGTCCATGTGCCTGTGGGGGGAGTCGTTCTGGGCGATCGAGCGTAAGAACGGCGTGCCGGTCGAGATCTGGTGGATGAAGCCGTCCCGGGTCAAGCCGGTGCCTCATGAGTCCGGATATCTTCAGGGTTACCTGTACGAGTCGGTGACGGGTCAGCAGATCACTTTTCGCGCCGACGAGGTGATCTGGTTCCGCTACCCGAACCCGATCGACGAGTTCAGCCCACTGTCGCCTCTGGCGGCGGCACGGCTGGCGGCCGACACGGCTAAGAGCATGATGACCAGCAATAACGCGCTGTTCCAGAACGGACTTCAGCTCGGCGGCGTGGTCACCCCGGCAACGGACAAGGTCAGCTTCACTAAGGAGCAGGCCGACGATCTGGCCACGATGCTCGACAAGCGGTTCAAGGGCGCGGACAAGGCGCACCGCTGGGCCGTCATGCGTTTCGAGGCGCAGCTGAAGGCCATGAACATCACGCCGAAGGATGCCGAGTTCCTGGCCGGTTTGAACATGAGCCTTCGCCAGGTCTGCAACGCCTACGGGATACCGGCGCCCTTGCTGAATGACCTCGAGCACGCCACCTTGGCGAACATGAATCCGCTCATGCGGATGGCATGGGAAAACGCTCTCGTTCCAGATTCGCAGCTTCGCGCTGACGAGGTCCGCGAGCAGTTCCTGCCTCTGTTCCGTGGCGGTCCGGATCACTGCGAGTACGACTACTCGAAGGTGCCGAGCCTGCAAGAGGCAGCGAGCGAGTTGTGGGTGCGGGAGCGACAAGCCATCGATGTCGGGCTGTTGACGATCAATGAGGTCCGCAAGAGCAAGGGACTGCCGCCCGTTGCGTGGGGCGACGTGTACTGGGCGCCGGTCAACAAGTCCGCCGTTACGGACGAGACATCCACGCCGCAAGGTGACACCTCGCCGACCGGGAAACCGCCCGAGGCAATACCCGAAACCGACGACGAGCGGGCCCTCCGCCAGGTCCTGGCCAGTTTCGGCACCCCGGCACTGAACGGACATAGGAGGTTGTCGTGAGTAAGGGTTTCTTCCGCGCGCACGTCGACCGTGCGTCGCTGGGCAACCAGGACGGGCCAATTACATTCGTCGCTGCGACCGAAGGCCGCAAGGCCGACGGAATCGACCTCCGGGTAGCGGGCGCCAGTCTCGAGCGCTACCGGGCTAATCCTGTGGTGCTCTATGGACACCGGCACAGCACCCGCGAGGACCTGCCGATCGGCAGAGCCGTGCGTGCGGTCGTCGAGGACGGACGCATTCTCGTCGACGTCGAGTTCGACCAGGGCGACCCTTTCGCCGTCGACGTCGAGCGCAAGATCCGCGCCGGGTACCTCAACGCGTGCTCGATCGGCTTCGCCGTCACCGAGTGGGACGGCGACCGGCGTAGCGGCGTAGCGGCGGCCTGGGAGCTGCACGAGCTGTCGATCGTGCCCGTCCCCATGGATGACCAGGCCGTGGCGGTAGCGGGACGGGAATTGACTCCGGATGACCTCGTCGAGCTGATCCGCTCCGCGCTGGCGCGAGTAGCGCCGCCACCCGTACCCCCCGAGCCCGAGCCGCCGGCACCCGCCGGCCTCGACCAATCTGCCGCACGTGCCCTGCTCGCGGCCTTCACGCCCGAGGAGGGCAACAATGTCTGACCTGACTCTGGAAGCGCTGGCCGGCGAGATCCGGTCCCGTCTGGACGGCATCGACAGCAAGGTTTCCGACGCTACGTCGGACGCCAAGCTGCACGAGGCTGTACGCACAAACCTCGAGGCGCTGTTGGCGGACGACAGGTTCGCGCAGGAGATCAAGCGCAAGATCACGTTCGGCTCGACCGTCGAAACCGAATTGGTGGGCACCAAGTATGCGCGCTTGGGCCTGACGACCGGCGACGTCGAGTTCATGCACGACGTGCTGTCTGCCGCGAGGGATGCTGGCCTGTCCAAGTCGGGGCCGTCCGAGGACCTCGCGCGGACGTTCCGGGCGATCAGCTCCGGCCGGTACATGAGCACCGCCCTGGCCCGCGCCGAGGATGAGCGGCACCTGACCGAGGCGCACCACGCCGGACGGTTGAGTGTCCCAGCCTATGAGCGGGCGCTGCGGGCGATGGACACCGCCGAGTCCGGCTACGGTTCCCAGCTGATCGGCGCTCAGTACGTAGGCGAGCTGTGGGAAGCCGCACGCCGCGAAAGCAAGATCTTCTCGCTGATCAACAGCTTCGAGATGACCGCGCCGACCACCTACCTGCCGGTAGAGGTCGACTTCCCCGAGATGCTCTACGTCTCGGAGAACACCGCGAACAACAGCTCTGAGTACACGACGGTAAAGACGGGCTCGCAGCGCGTCACGGTTAACGCCGCCAAGCTTCTTTTCCACCAGATGTGGTCGGGCGAGATGGAAGAGGATTCCATCATCCCGTTCATCCCGTTCTTGCGCCGCCAGCTGGGCCTGGCCGTCGCGCACTACAGTGACTCGCTTGTGCTCAACGGGGACACCACCAATGCCGCCACTGGCAATATCAACCTTGACGACGCCGACCCTGCCGACACCAAGCATTACCTGGCGTTTGACGGCCTGCGCCACGCCTGGATTGTGGACAACACGGCGAATGGCGTCGACGCCGCTGGCGCGGTGACACTATCGGCCCTGGCTGGCCTGCGGGGGCTAATGGTCGACACCACGCGGTTTGTCGACTGGGGACACCCGACCGACCCGAACGACTTGGTGTATATCGCTGACGTCGCCACCGCCGACAAAATCGCGCTTCTCGACGAGGTCCTCACGGTCGACAAGTACGGCCCGCAGGCCACGATCCTCAACGGCGAGCTCGCTCGGATCGTCGGGCATCCGCTGATCGGGTCTATGGCGATGTCCAAGACCGAGGCCGACGGCAAAGTTTCCACCACTGGTGGCAACAACGTCAAGGGTCAAGTGTGCGCGTTCAACCGGCGCGGCTTCGTGACCGGATGGCGTCGACGGATCCAGGTTGAGACCGAGCGGCTTCCTGCTCGCGACCAGACGCGCATCGTGTTGTCGATGCGTATGGGTCTCGGACGGTTCACGCCGACCGGCGCCGCCAGTGGGATCGAGGCATCTGCGGGCCTCTACGACATCTCGCTTTAATTTTTATGCATAGTCTGACCTGCTTCGACCGCCGTTAGGCCGTCAGCGGCCACTACAGCGGATTGCCGCAGGTCAGAGACACGTTTTCGCGCAAAACCGAGGGGGCCCCGCATCGCGGCGGGGCCTTCCGCTTGAGGGGGAGACTATGCAGATAGACCGCACTATTGCCAAGGGGCAGCTCGTCGGGTTGACGTTCATGCAGGACGCAGTGGCAGCGTCGCAGACAGACGTGCAGCTACCTATAGCTGAAGTGACCGCGGGGGCGGCGAACGCCATCGCCGGGTACGTCATGCCGTTCGCGGGCGAGATTATCGGCATCAGCTGGCTTCTGTCCGCTGCCGGTACGGCCGGGACTTTCACGATCGGCCCGACTGTAGGCGGCACGGAGAAGACGTCACTCACTCAGACTGTCGGTACGGCGGCTAGCGGCCGTGGGACAGTCGTGCGCGGCACCTACCCGTTTGCCGCAGGAGACGAGATTGGCGCCGAGATCACGACGAACGGCTCGTGGGATGGAACATCTTCCGACCTCGGCGTAACCGTCTGGGTCTTGCTGTACGTGGACGGTGTGTGACATGGCGCAGTACATCATCCGGCATCCGTACCGCGCGGTACGTGATGGCCAGACGTATGGCCCCTGGGTGGCGGGTGATCGAGTGGATCTCGATGCAGTCACCGCCGAGTGGCTCGAGCGCGATAGTCCAGGAATTCTAGCTGGCCCCGAGGTCGTCGACGACGCCGATCGGCAACAGTCGTCGGCGCGAGATCGACAGATGCGACCTGGGCGCAATAGGGGCGCCTGATGCAGACGTCGCAGATTAAGAGGGTGACGGCCACTGGAGATATCACCACGTCGAGCGCGCATATCAGATGCGTGGTCCTCACCGGCGGCGCAGACGCCGCCACCGCGCTCATCAAGGCCGGCGGTAGCGGTGGGACGGCGATTCTGACTGTCGCCGCGGCTGCCGGAGTCACAGCATCGGTGCCGCTGCCTGACGTGTACTGCGCGGGTGGAATTCATGTCACCCTGACAGGTACAACCCCGCCGTGCACGGTCGTCTACGTATAGAGGCGCTTTCGACACTGTGACACAAGGGGGCGACTGTGGCCTTGACTAACTCCTACTGCACGGTCGCCCAACTGCGAACGCATCTCGGCGACTCCGGATCCAGCCTGTCGACCGACCTGCTCGAGCGGGCCATCAATGCGACCAGCCGTGGGGTCGATAAGTACACCGGCCGGCGATTCTGGCAGGACTCGAGCGTGCAGGTCTGCACCTATCGGCCCGATGACCCGTACGTCGCCTGGGTTGATGACATCAGTACCACTACCGGACTGGTAGTCAAGACTGACACCACCGGCGACGGCACCTACGCCACGACCTGGGCGAGTACGGACTACCAGCTAGAGCCGCTGAACGCCAGCGCGCAGGACGCCGCCTACTGCTGGTGGCGGATCGTCGCGATCGATCGCTATACGTTCCCGGCGGCTGATCGCCGACCGACCTTGCAGGTGACGGCAAAATTCGGCTGGCCGGCCACCCCTGACGAGGTGACCGAGGCGACGATCCTGCGCGCCGCCGCGCTATTCAAACGCTCGGAGGCCGTGTTTGGCGTCGCGGGCTTCGGCGACCTTGGCGTGGTTCGGATCGGACGCCAGGATCCTGACGTGGTCGAACTACTTGGCCCGTATCGCCGCCATGATCTGGTAGGTATTTGATGGCCAACGCGATGTTTACGACCGCGCTACAGGGGCTGATCTCCGGCGCGATCGATATGGATACAGCCGTCATCAAGGCGAGCTTGGTGCGTGGCTACACGTTTTCCGGTTCCCACGCCTACGTCTCCGACGTCACGGGTGCGGGCGGAACGCTCAACGGGACGTCCTCGGCGCTGGCGAACGTCTCGGTCGCGTCTGGCGTATTCGATGCCGACGATGTGACGATCACGACGACGGCGTCCGCCAGCAACCACGGAGTGCTGCTGTACCAGAGCAGCGCCGTGACAGGTGGCGCGGATGTGGCGGCCTCGTCTCAGCGCGTCATCGCCTACTACGACACCGGCACGGGCCTACCGGTGCAGCCGGGTACCGGCACCGTGACGGTCACATGGTCCAA